GACGTACTTTTCTCTAACAATAGCTTCCCCATCAGCGTAGAACCTACTATTCTGCCAGAGGGTGTAGCTGAATCTGTACACTTTGATCCCAAAGAACCCAAAGACCTTCAGGAAGAGCCTGTAGTCAGTCCATACGGCTCTCGTGATGACGGGCAACCCTTGCCCCCAGGATCTACTTTCAACACGCTGATGAACCGTTTAGGTGCCTTGAAGGACAAGCTAGGCAACATCAAAGGTTTGAAGGAAGGTCCGGGTGTAACTCCTTCTTCTGTCACGTTTAGTCCTGCACAAGTTGCAGCTAAGAAGATGGAGAAGAAGATTAAAGACCAGCTTGACGAAAGCAATGCAAGTAAGCAACTTCGTTCTACTGCATTTGAGTGTGTCTTGTTTGGTACGGGAGTAATGAAGGGTCCTTTTGCTGTGGATAAAGAATATCCCAACTGGCAAGAGGATGGTGAATATGCGCCTGTCATTAAAACTACACCGTCTACTTCGCATGTAAGTGTTTGGAACTTCTATCCTGATCCTGATGCATCTAACATGGATGAAGTTGAGTTTGTTGTTGAGAGACACAAGATGTCTCGTAGCCAACTCCGTGCACTAAAGAAGCGTCCTTATTTCCGTAAGACTGTTATTGACGATGTTATTGCTCAGGGCGAGTCTTATGTTAAAAAGTACTGGGAAGACGATCTGGATGACTACCAAGTAAACTTTGGTGTAGATCGTTTTGAAGTACTAGAGTTTTGGGGAATTGTTGATCGTGAACTTCTTGAAGATAACGAGATTGCTATTCCCAAAGAATTGGATAACGTAGATGAGTTGCAAGCCAACATCTGGTGTTGCAATGATCGAGTTATCCGAATGGTACTGAATCCGTTTAAGCCAGCCAGGATTCCGTATTATGCTGTCCCATACGAACTTAACCCATACTCTTTCTTTGGAATTGGTGTCTCCGAAAATATGGATGATACCCAGACTCTCATGAACGGTTTTATGCGTATGGCGGTAGATAATGCGGTCCTGTCTGGCAACCTTATTTTTGAAGTAGATGAAACAAACCTAGTGCCCGGACAGGATATGGCAGTGTATCCCGGCAAGGTATTTAGACGACAGGGTGGTGCTCCCGGTCAGGCTATCTTTGGTACTAAGTTCCCTAACGTATCAAATGAAAACCTGCAACTGTTTGATAAGGCACGAGTGCTGGCAGATGAATCTACGGGCATTCCTTCATTTTCACATGGTCAGACTGGCGTATCGGGTGTAGGACGTACTGCATCTGGCATTAGCATGCTGATGAATGCTGCTTCTGGTCAGATTAAATCTGTCGTTAAGAATATGGATGATTATCTGCTTCGTCCTATAGGTGAGGCGTTCTTTAGTTTCAATATGCAGTTTGATTTTGATACTGAGATTAAAGGTGATCTAGAAGTTAAAGCTCGTGGTACAGAAAGTCTGATGGCAAATGAAGTTCGTAGCCAAAGGCTAATGCAGTTCCTGCAAGTTGCAAGTAATCCTGTACTTGCACCATTTGCTAAATTCCCTTATATTATTCGTGAGATTGCTAAAGCAATGGATCTTGACCCAGATAAAGTTACTAATAATCTGGAAGAGGCTGCAAGGCAAGCTCAGCTAATGATGCAGAATCAACCGCCTGCACCACCAGGAGCACCCGGAGTTCCGGGAGTAGGAGTAGCCGACATGACAGGTGGTGGCGCTGGTAACATTGGCATTGGTGCAGCACCCGTTCCTGGTGAACAAGGGTTTAGTGCAGCACCCCCTCAACCACAACAACCACAAGGAATTCAGTAAATGGCAATAGTACGAGACATGAATCACTATTACAACTGTCTTAGTGATTTAGTAAATAAGAAACAAAAGTGGGACGCTTTTAATGTAGTGCTAGATAAATACACAGAGTTGCATCAAAAGAAACTGCTGCAGTCAAATGATCCTGTAGATATTTACAGAGCACAAGGTGCCATTGAAGCACTGAATAAACTCCGTTACTTAAGGGAAGAGGTAAATGGCACGAACTAAAAAACAACAAATGAAAAGGCTTTTTGAAGAAGGCGGGTTACTTCAAGAGGGCGGTGCTGTAGATCCTGTCTCTGGCAACGATGTCCCGGTAGGTTCTACAAAAGAAGAAGTGCGTGACGATATCCCAGCACAACTTAGCGAAGGTGAGTTTGTATTCCCTGCTGATGTAGTGCGGTTTATTGGTCTTGAAAAACTCATGCAAATTCGTCAAGCAGCAAAAGAAGGCTTGGCTAAGATGGAACGCATGGGACAAATGGGGAACTCAGATGAAGCAACTGAAGACGATACTGGTGAATTTGAAACTGAAATTGATGACATTATTTCAGAGATTGATTCAGAAGGCGAAGAGGTTTCCCTTGTAAAAAAGCCTGATGAGGAGCGACTTGGATTTGCTATAGGGGGTGTCGCTCCTCCTGCCCCCGTGTATGGAATGCAGAGATTTACCAAAGAAGGTGAGCCAGATAAATATGTACCAACGACAAACGATCAACTCAGACTGGCAGCACCGGAAGGATTTACAAAAACCACGGAAACTCCGGGCATGGTTGGTAAGATTGATACTGCTAAAGCTCGTCAAGAAGCTCTTGGCACTTATAAGACCAAGTACGCCCCCAAGGTCGAAGAGACTTTAGGTAGACCCTTTACAGTTGACAGTGGTTTAACTACTACTACAAAGAAAACTACTGCAGACCAAACCCAAGATTTATTTGGCGGTATGGATATTAAAGGTCAAAAGGTAGAGGCAGGTAACATCAAGTCTATGCTTGGTGAGGTAGATGATGAAGAGGGTAAAACATATACCCGTGATGAAGCTATTGCTAGAATGACTAGCCAGTTTAGGAAACAGTATGACTTCCTAAATAAAAATGCTGGATATAAATACAAACACGAAGGCGATCTTGATTCTATTTTTAAGAAGCAAGCAGAAGAATTATACGATGCCTCTGGCGGCACACTTGCAAGTATTTACGATGTAGATATCAAAGAATCTGAAGTACCCGTAGCTCAGCGTATTAGAACTGATGGCACACTTATTCAAGACAAAGATGAAGATGGTAATCCTCTAGGTACATATAGTTATCATTATGAAGTACCTGAAGGTGATGGCGTACGACGAGAAGTTGTTTCCGGCATTACGTCCGATCAAGTGACTGCTGACGGAAACTATATTGATCCTGATGCTGCTACTACTACCAAGTATATTATTAATAAGAAGACTGGTGAGCAGATTAAACTTGGTAAGTACGAAGGCGCTGTCCAAGAACAACAGGGTGGCTACACTCGCTTTGGTTATAATACTGGCGTTGAGGGTATGGCGCACTATGGTATTACTAAGGACAAGTTTGGCAATCCTATTTATTACCCTGTTTATGAGGATACATCTGACAAAGCTAAGATTGCTCAGATTGCAGGCATGGCGCTTACATTCCTCGCCCCCGGTGCAGGTACCGCATTGGGTGCAGCTTTGGGTGCTGGCGCTACCTTTGCTCCTATCATTGGTAATGCCCTGATTCAAGGAACTTTGGCTGAAGTATCTGGGGGTGATTTCCTTAAGGGCGCTGCTATTGGTGCAATTACAGGTGGCGTTCAAACTCCTGCATTTAAAGACTTTGCTGGCTCTGTAGGTGCAAGCATTCTTGGTGAAGGTGTTAAAGGAGCAGAGACATTAGGTGCAGTATTAACAAATGCATCTGTTAATGGTATTGTTGCTGCCATTACTGGTGCTGATGTTGGCAAGTCCATGCTTATTGGCGGCATTAAAGGCGGCATTGGCGCAAATTTGCAGGATATTACAAATACAGTGATTGGTGCCAACGGCACGAAGGCAATTGCTGATGCACTTAATATCAGCACAAATGAAGTACAAAACATATTTGGCAATTCACTTGTAGGCGGTGCAGTTTCTCTAGCACAAGGCAAGAGTTATTTTGAAGGGTTTACTAATACCCTAATGGCTAATGGATTAAGTTCTGCAGCAGCAGGAACTATTGCAAAAAATCTACAGGGCAAAACAGATCCTGCAACATTACAGCGTATAACCAATACCACTAAACTTGTTACAAGCCTAGCAGTACAAGCAAAACAAAAGGGGCTGGACTTTGAAACTTTACTGCAAGCACAATGGCCTAACATTGTAGCTACCTCTTTGAAAGGTATTGGCGGTAAAGGATAATTGTAGTATAATAGACATGTAACTGGCAGCGTTACATGTTCATACTCTTGCTGCCTAATATATGGCTACCTAATCCCCCCGTAAAACGGGCCACGGTTAGCCCCAACCAGAAAGGTAAAAAATGGAAGCAGTTATTGAGCCAGTAAAGGTTGCAGGTTTTATTAAGCGTTCAGCTAATAAAGAAAAAATTGAACAAGAAGAAGAAGAACTTAAAAAGATGGTTGAAGTAAATGCTGCACCACAAGAAGAGGAAGAGGCTAACGAACCTGAACCTACCGATGCAGAAGAGCGTAGTTTTAAAAAGCGGTACGGTGACCTTCGTCGCCACTCCCAAAAGAAAGAGGTAGAGCTACAGAAACAAATTGATGAACTTCGTTCTCAATTGGAAAAGTCTACTACCCAACAGATTAAACTTCCTAAGTCGGAACAAGAACTAGAGGAGTGGTCTAAAGAATACCCAGATGTTGCAAAGATTGTAGAAACAATTGCAATCAAGAAAGCATCTGAAAAGGCTATGGAACTTGAGCTGCGTATGAAGCAGATTGACGAAATGGCTGCTGAGGCAAAACGTGAAAAGGCAGAGGCAGAACTTCTGCGAATTCATCCTGACTTTACGCAGATCAGGGAACAGAACGAATTCCATGACTGGGTTGAACAACAGCCTAAGTGGGTTCAACAAGCACTTTACGACAATGAAGATGACCCAGTTTCTGCTGCACGTGCTATTGATCTGTACAAAGCAGATAAAGGAATTAGCACAAAGAAGCAATCTCGGAAAGAAGCAGACAAGGATGCTGCTAGGTCTGTTTCTACTTCTCGTCGTGGAATTGTTGATTCTGATGGCGAACCTGGAACCATTCGTGAGTCGGATGTGGAACGAATGAATCCTGCAGAATACGAAAGGCGGCAAGAAGAAATTGTGGCTGCAATTCGTAGTGGTAAATTCATTTATGACTTGACAGGCTCTGCCCGTTAGTTATAACAAGGTATGAAAACTGGGATTAGTGCCGCTAGCATTAGCCACCACTAATCCCGGTCACTGTAACGCAACATCAAAACTATCAGACTTACCTGATAATTTGATTGCCCATTACAGATTTAGGGGCACCTAAGTCTAAATGCACCAATCAAATACAGCCTCTGTAGTGGCGTGTGAGCGTATTTAATTATATGCCAAACATTCCATAGGAGGATATATCATGGCATTTCCTAAAGCCGCAGGTTACGGCAATCTACCTAACGGTAATTTTAGCCCAGTAATCTATTCCAAGCAGGTACAACTTGCTTTCCGTAAGTCTTCTGTTGTTGAAGACATCACTAACAATGACTATTTTGGCGAGATCGCCAACATGGGCGACTCTGTTAAGATCATCAAAGAACCCGAGGTTTCGGTCCAGGCTTATGCCCGTGGCACCCAGATCACGGCTCAGGATCTTGACGACGAGGATTTCACCCTTGTTGTTGATCAGGCTAACTACTTTGCATTCAAGATCGACGACATCGAAGCTGCTCACAGCCATGTGAACTTCATGTCGATGGCTTCTGATCGTGCAGCTTATCGTCTGCGTGACCAGTATGACCAGGACGTTCTTGGCTATCTGGCTGGCTTTGAGCAGTCTGCTAAGCATGGCAATCCTGACACGGCTCGTACCACGGCTCCCGGCACCAAGGCTATTGCCACTGCTGATGCCGACGAGTTGCTTGCTACGATGAAGCTCTCCCGTCCCAGCTTTGGTCAACTGACCACTGCAGGTTCTACTGGTGACTCCATCCCCCTCGCACCCCGTATGCCCGGAGCAACTGCTCTGTCTGCTACCACTGTTTCCCCTCTGCAAGTGATTGCTCGTATGGGCCGTCTGCTTGACACCCAGTTTGTGGATTCTGCTGGTCGTTGGCTGGTCGTTGACCCTGTGTTCATCGAGTTGCTCAAGGATGAAGATAGCCGTCTGCTGAACTCTGACTTTGGTGGTTCTGGCCTGCAAAATGGTCTGGTTCTGAACAACCTGCACGGTTTCCGTGTTTATGTTTCTAACAACCTGCCCAAGATTGGTACTGGTCCTGGCACTGCTGGCGCTTCTGCTCAGTCCACCAACTTTGGTGTGATGGTTGCTGGTCATGACTCGGCTGTTGCTACTGCTCAGCAGATCACCAAAACGGAAAGCTATCGTGATCCCGACAGCTTTGCTGACATTGTGCGTGGCATGCACCTCTATGGCAGAAAAATTCTGAGGCCAGAGGGCATTGTTGTAGCACGTTATAACGCTGCTTAAGGAGATACATAAATGGCTACTATTACCACTCTCGCTGGCGGTGCAACCGCTGGTCGTACCGTTGGCTCGGTTCCTTACCTTGTTGACGTACTGGTTGACTTTGCTGCCGCTGCTACGGCTAAGGGTTCTGCCCTTGCCGCTGCAGACGTGATTGAGGCTCTCAGTGTTCCTGTTAACACTGTTGTCCTTAACGCAGGTCTGGAAGTGATTACCGCCCTTGGCGGTGAGTCTAGCGACACCACTTTTGACCTCGGCACTGGTGTTGATGCTGACGTGTTTGTTGATGGCTTTGACGCTGACGCCGCTGCTGCTGGTGCTTATGCCCAGAATGCTGCTGCATTCCAGCCCATCGTTGTTGGCGCTACTGCAGACACCATTGACATCACCATTGCTACCGCTACTACTGCC